AAATGCCGCACCAATGCGGATGGCTGCTTGAAGCAGTGGGGAATGGTTCTCCCGCATCTGAATGAACTACCCACCAGTGATGGTGGGTTTATTTTTTATACATACAATATGTACTAGGATGGCGATTTAAATATTCTGATATATTATCTCAATTTATGCTTTTTAGAGGACTTATATGCAGAATAATGAAGACTTCCACCAACAACTTTTACGCTTTGGGTTAGATTTAGGATTTTTAGTTTCTGGTTTTTTTGGTGCTTTAATTCTTTCGATAAAACGAAAGAAACAAAAATTAAGTAAAACTATACTCTGTATATTTACAGGAACATTGTGTGCAAATTTCCTCACACCTCTGGTTCTTACACTAGCACCAGAGAGTCTACAAGAAAAAGGAAAGTACGCCGTGGCATTTATGATGGGGTATATTGGTCTTAAGGGGTTAGAGGAATTAGTTGACTTTGTGACAGAATATTTAAAGTCAAAGAACCTCTCTTGACAACAGTATAAATATTGGTATAATGGAGTCATACATATGCCACGCGAAGTGAAAAGAGAAGAATTAGTTTATATTCAAGGCAAGAAAGATGATCGTTGCCTTGATATGCTTTTAACAATCAAAGAGGTTGAAAAGGCAATCGCAAGAGCACAGGATGAAAAGAATAAAAATCTCATTCCTGAAAATTGTGGCACATGTTGGCCTATAGAAAAACCCCCGAAGTGTACATTCTGGGATCGTATTATGTTTAACTGTTCAAAGGAGTAAATAATGAGTGTGAAGATTATTCGTCTGACTAGTGGAGAAGAGATCATTGCTAACCTTACCGACAACGGAGAGACTATTACTCTCAAGGATGCGTCGGTACTAATTCCATCACCTGAAGGAAAACTCCTTCTCGCACGATGGTTGCCATACGCAAATACCGAAGGTGGTGTGACTCTTGAGAAGCGTCATCTTGTATTTGTCATTGACCCCCAGAAGGAACTTGCTGATCACTTTACAAATGTTATTGTAAATGGTCTTGTTGTTACCCCGAAGAAGATCGTTGACCCAAGTGCGTCAGGTCTAAAACTCACAGTTTAATGCTTGACAACGGGTAGTTCCCGTGGTATAATGGGAGCATATTCCCGTAGCTCAGTTGGATAGAGCAACGGTTTTCTAAACCGTTGGTCAGTGGTTCGAGTCCACTCGGGAATGTTTATGAAAACAAAACTTTACAAATTTCCACCCACCTTAAAGCGTTTTTATCGTCTAGAAAAGTATCAATATTTTAGTGAAACTACAAAGGAGTATATGATGTTTAACACAAAGGTTAGTATTGGAATTGCTGTTGCTGGTTTTGCCGTTCAAGTATTTGCTTATTTTTGCAGTGCTCAACTAAACGCACAAACTCTTGCAAATTTCAACCTGATTTCAGGCATTACAATGTTTGTTGCCTTCATCTCATTTGCACTTAACACGACAAGTGCAGTAGAAGATATGCGTAAGGATGTAAACAATAATAACGATGATGTTCGTCGTGATTTTGATGCGGTATATCGTTATGTTGATGATCTAAATCGCGATCTTGGTCGTGAAATTGAAGATTCTTGCCGTCGTTCAAAGAAGTAAAATGATAAATAACCTTTGATGCTAAAGACAATTTATATTTACTCCTTCTTAGAGTTAAGTGGTAAACCTAAAAGATTTTTAGAATCAAAGTCAGACTGCAAAATATTGGGTTACGGTGTTTCAACAGACACCGTAACCCTTTCTGTTTTATATGAATCGACAAGTGCGTTCAATACTATCAACAAATTAATGTTTGATAAATTTAAATTAGTTCCAACAAATATTAGAACTGTTTAGAACGGTCTACCGTAAAAAGAGTTCTTGGTATTACCACCGCGATTAACAACCCCAGCAATTGAAGATGAACTCATGGTTGCCATAGCATTGGCAATTGTTGTAGTCAATTGTACAAGGTTCTCTGTGAGAGGTTTCTGTATTGCGGTGTCTGTCTCTGGTGTGGCACAGAATGTGTTTAATGTTATTTCAGAGGAGATGCCTCTGGATGGACTTGCTCTGAATCTACACTGAGTCAATGTGTGGTTGTTGGTACAAGATACCAATACTCCGTTGGCATATTCAAAGCAAGCACCGACTATTGTTTCCTGTGGGTTTGGAACTGTTGTATATTGATCAAGGCATACAATGTACACATCTATTTTTGTTTTTAGATTTGTCAAGTCTACTGGATCAATTGCCTTATCAACTATGATATATTCGTTTCCATCACTGTCTATATTCATTTCCGTTACTTTTAACTGAGATGTGAAATCAGTTATCTTTATATAATCTCCAGGTTTTATTCCGAGATAATTAAATGAATTTTTAGTGTTCTTTCCCAACTTGTTCTTGATAATTGTTCGTGTCTCTAACTCTTCAGTAAAGGTAGCAGCAACTAAGTATGGAATTTGTTCAAAATTTGTTTTGTCGTATCTGTTGATTCTTGTTGACAATGTACCAACGGAAACAACATCTGCTTCTATGATGCCATTGTAGTAACTTCTGAAGACATACTCTCCAGTCAAGTTCGCAGTGGTATTTGAATTGACATCAATATAATTTCCATTGTATAGATACAGAGTTGTTCCATTTTGAATTTGATTGAAATACTCTTCAAGTTTACTATTCATATCAGCGTTTGTTTGATTTGAGAAATCAATTAAACACTTTGTATTGTTTGAATAATAAATTATAGTAGGAGTGGATGTGATACCTCTGTTTATGGAAGTCTTATCCACTTTTGCTTTTTCGACTACCAAACCATATAATACACCCTCTCTAACAAATACTAATTTTTCTTTGTTATTTCTAAAAGTTGAAGATGTAGTTGGTTGATATGTTCTCATTACGATCCAATGTAAACTAGTGTTGCTGTGGAATTAGCAGTTCTTGCGAATAGAGATCCTAGAGTTGATATTTCAAGATATATGGATTCGCCTGGACTTAGAATGTAACCAGTAGTTGCAGAGACTGCCAGTGAATTTCCAATGTATATGTCAACTGAATTTGTGGATGGAGACTTTAAGGTAACTCCAGTTCTTAGAGATTCACTTCCCACTACTGTAGGTGATGTTGTCAATGATCTTTGTCCATGTGCCAATCTGTTTGGTCTGGTAATTGATGTTATATTTACCTTTGCTCCAGATCCAGCAGAGTTTATTAGATTCAATATATCAAGAGCATATCCAGCATTTGTGGCAACGGTTCCTATGTTAGTCTTGAGTGAAGAAATTTCTGTTATGAGATCGGTATCATCAATTTGTATAGTTCCACTTACACCAACTGGAACTGGAGTATATGCTCCGATTTCTACTGCTCCTCCAGATAGAGAACCACGAATAGTCAGAGGGGTTCCACCACAAACACCTTCTACTCTCAATCCACTTGTTGATGTGTCGTTTGTTACACCTATAGTTGATGATAAAGATACACTAAATGTAAATCCTGTATTGGTTACAGCAACCTTGAGAGCATCGCCAGATCTACCCAAAGCAACTCCACCGACATTTAGATTCGTTTCTATCCATGTAGACCCAGCAGGACCAAACACAGAAACAGAATCTATTCCAGCGAGTAATTGAAGACCACCAGAGATTCCAACATTACCAGAAACTTGTACGCTATCTGTGGATGAATTTAATCTTCTTCCCCCAGTTACTGTGATTGGATATCCATTTGTTGTTCCAATCACAACCGCAGAACCCAGTATTGAAACATTTCCAGTTACACCTACTGGTGTTCCATTGGCAATACCTTGAATTGTTCCAGTAATTCCGACTCTGGCATCTGAACTCAAAGTTGATCCGATCACTCGTATTGGGAATGAATCATTGGTTCTTATAAAGAAATTTCCAGTTCCAGAAATAGTACCACTAATAGGAACGGTTGTTCCTGTTGAACCAGCAATTTTAATGGGCATTGGTGTGGCATCTGATACACGGTAGGTATTGTTATCATCACCCCATGCCATCTTAGCAATCTGAGCGTGTGCTGCGCTGAACCCAACTGCTCCACTTGTACCATAATCTGTTGCTAAAATAGCAGTACCAGTAGCAATTGTGATTTCAATATTGTCAGCGGTATATGGCATATATTTTTCCTTTTGTTAATATATATACTACTGGTTGACTACTAGTTTTATTGTGGTATACTAAAGACATGATATTCAAAGTAACCAAAGAAGATTTCTCAAAACGAATTGAAAATTATGTAAAAGAGACAAACTCTTCATATATTGATGCTGTAGTTCACTATTTTGAAGAGTATTCTTACGATTTTTCTCTTGCTCCCAAACTTTTAACGCAACCTTTGCTTGAAAAGATAGAGCAGGAAGGCAGAGATTTAAATTTACTGCCCAAGATTAAAAACAAACTGCCATTTGCTTGACAGTTGGCAGTTTTGTGGTATAATACTAGCAGTGGGGAGTTCCCACTTGAGTAATAAGTCCAGGGTAGTTCCCTGGGGAAAGTAGGTTGTATGGGTTTTAATGATCTGAAGAAGAAGTCCAAGAACGGTATTGATGATCTGATCAAGAAGATGGAAGATCAGACCAAGGCGAAGGAAGGGTATAAGGATGACCGTTTCTGGCGACCAGAGCAGGATAAGTCGGGTAATGGGTTTGCCATTATTCGTTTTCTTCCCCCTGTAGATGGTGAAGATGTTCCTTGGG